CATCAGGGTTGCCCACAAACCGAACTCTAGCAGCGGCCAAGTCGCCCAGACCACCAAAGTAGTCGTAGATCTTACCAGAGAAATCCATCGACATTGCATTGATAGTCAGATCTCGACGGGCAGCATCGGCTTGAAAGTCTCGAGTATATTCCACAACAGCATGACGACCATCAGTTTCAGTATCAACTCGCAGAGTAGTCACTTCGAACTGTTCATCATTCACAATGATTGTGATCGTACCATGTTGAAGACCAGTAGGAATATAAGCAAAGCCCATATCCTCGACAAGTTCGATCATTTCAGTAGGAGTTGCGTCAGTGCAAAGATCGATGTCTTTAGGCTCAAGACCAAGCATGCTATCTCGGACCGCTCCCCCGACGACCCTAAGTTGAAAGCCGTGCTGACGGAAAGCGGTTCCGAGTTTTTGAAGATTTTCAGTAAAGATCATAGATTCACTCCTCATGGTTTAGACTACCACAGAATGAGAAATATGTAAACAATTATTTTAGAATGGTAGGGGCAGTGGGACTCGAACCCACACGGAACTAAATCCACAAAATTTTAAGTCTTGCGCGGCTTACCAGTTACGCCATGCCCCCATAGTCTTATTTATTCTGGAGGAGAGCAGGATTCCCGCCATCCAGACCCGTGAAGGTCCCATCCGCTTTCGAAACGGTGCCAGTTCTCAACTGGTTTACTCTCCAGTGATTGAATAGAGATGGTGCACGGTATAGGGATTGAACCTATGACTTCCACCGTGTCGGGGTGGCACTCTACCAGCTGAGTTAACCGTGCATGGTGCCCAAGGGGAGATTCGAACTCCCACCCTGAATATATCAACAGGACAACGACCTCAGCGTTGCGTGTATACCGTTCCACCACCTGGGCAAAGTTATTACTTATCGCACTGAGCCATAATAAAATCACTAGCATGATTCTGAATGGCAGAAATACGACACTGACCTTTTTCGTATTCACTAATGCCGATGGCAACAATACCAATTGTGAAAATACCTGCTATAATAATCAAACCCCACTTGAAATCGTCATCCATAATAAGATCCTTTAGTTGGTAGCCATAGTCAGATTCGAACTGACACTGTACCCATTTTGAGCGGGTTGCCTCTTCCGATTGGGCTATATGGCCATGTATCATATTTATTGGTGCTCCTACGAGGAATTGAACCTCGTCTCAAGTCTTACCAAGACTTTGTGCTAACCATTATCACTATAGGAGCGGAGGAAGGCCGCGGTCTCGATCCGCAAGCCTATTTCTAGGCTCCCTTGGTTTAGCAAACCAGGACAGTCACCCGACTGCTTGACCTTCCGTAAACTGGAGGAGAGTAGCAGCATCGAACTGCTGACCGTTGCCGGTCACTCGACCTTTCCAGGGTCGTTGAGGAGCCAACCTCAGTACTCTCCAAATATGGTGGACCCTCTGGGACTCGAACCCAGGGCCTCAGACTTAAAAGGTCCGCGCTCTAACCAAATGAGCTAAGGGTCCATATAAATACAATATATTCAATCTAGGAAATTAAGTAAACCATGAAATCACTTACACAGTTTATGAACGACATTCAAGGCGAACTGGATAAAGAGCATTCAGTTAAGAAGAAAGCGACACTAAAAGCTAAGAAAATTCACATCTTTGCATACGGTCATAACACCAATACTGAAACATTAACAAAACTAGTTCCTAGTGCAGAATCAGTTGGTGTCGGAACTTTGTATAATTTTGAGTTATATTTTGAAGAATTCGCAAATATCCGTATGGATAAAGGAGCTTCAGTTAAAGGTGTTGTCTGGCAACTTGAATCATCACAACTTAAGAAACTAGATGGTTATGAAGCATTACATAAAGACTACAATCGACTTCCAGTTGAAGTAACAGTGAATGGCAAAGAAGAACTTTGCATTGCTTATATTATGGACCCAACGTTTGAAGTTGAAAAGCTTCATAAAAAGCCTACAAAGGACTACATTGAAACCGTAGCAATGGGCTATAAAGAACATGGAATTCCACTAGAGCAGATACGAAAAGCTCTCAAAGAATCTTAATGGTGCCTGTAGTAGGTACCGCCCCTACAAAACCGACCGTATGAAAGTCAGTCGACCACTTGATCTACAGGCAACTTGTGCTTGAGTTTTGCCGGAGAGACACGCTGATGGCTAGAACCCTTGCCCTTCTTAGGAGGCACGACTTTAGCCTTGTTGTATTTCCAAGCATTTCCAGCGATAGGATTCCTTGTCTTCATTTTAAGCTCCATTCCTTATAGTTTAGTCTATAATAGACTGGTAAAAATGTCAACAAAAATGGAGGAAGGTGATGGCATCGAACCATGTACCTTTCGGTACCCGTAGTTTTCAAGACTACTTGAGGAGCCAACCTCGGCACCTTCCAAAATTGTATTTATAAAGGCCCTACCCTCGTAGGATTAAGCCGCTTGATTGGCACCTAAACTGGTGGACACGACCGGATTCGAACCGGATTCGAACCGGCAAGAACCTTGAACCTGAGCATTACCACAGGCCGTAACTTCAGTTAAGAATTCATCGCGAGCCGACAAAAAGACAGTGTACAACTTTCGTCTTGGTCCGGGAGTTACCCCAACCTTTCCTTCTTTAAGGCGCTATTCCTCTTTAGCATTCGTGCCCATAAATTGGTGACCCCAGAGGGTTTCGATCCCTCATCCCGGCGTTGAGAGTGCCGAATCCTACCCACCTTAGACGATGGGGCCAAAAATCTTAACAGCCGATTGGCTTACCGTTGGCATCAACCTGAACAGCAGCACCAGAAGTAAACTGAATGTACTGAACCTGATCGACACAAATCTTTGAGTAACCAGTATAGTGAGCTTCAATCTGATCAAGCTTACCACAACCGGCAAGAGACATAGCAAGAGCTGCAATCATAATATACTTCATGATAAGTTCCTTAAAAATGGTAGACCAGGAGGGATTCGAACCCACGACCTGCGGATTAAGAGTCCGCCGCTCTAACCTACTGAGCTACTGGTCCATTAAAAATAATCTTCATCTTCTTCAGGTTGTTCTTCTTCTTGATTTTCCAAATTTTGGAGAAAGGCACAACCATAACAATGCCCTTTGCGTTCTTTACCGAACTTTTCAAGATATGCTTGATCAAAGTCGCAAAGCATTTTAATCTCCGTTGATTAAAAGAATAAGGAAGCCAACCTAGGCGTATCTGCCAATTTCCGAACGACTTCCTCATTCCCTATAGATTTAGTCTATATCAACTTGAGAAAAATGTCAACAAAAATTAGTCGAGACCCAGGCTACACTTATAAGTTTCTAGGATTGCCTCTTCCTGCATTCGGTCATCACGTGACTTCTTACGAAGCTTGATAACTTCCTTCATCGCCTTGGTATCGTAACCAGTAGCCTTAGCTTCACTATAGACATCCTTAATGTCATCCTGAATGCCCTTCTTTTCTTCAAGAAGAGTTTCAATTCGTTCAATCAGAAGGCGAAGACGGTCATCACTTGTAGTAGCATCAGTCATAATATAAAATCCTTTAGATTGTTTCAAGAATAGAAGTTAAAGTAAAAGCCTTACTAAAGGCTTGTATTTTAGCATTACGAAGCAAATTATAAGTACCTAAAGGTACTGAAACAGAACTTGTAATTACTCGTTCTGGTTGATTGTGTACATGACCAGTAAGTGTTAGTTTAGTGAAGAACATGTTACAACTTTCAGTGGATGCCCCCCTTGGGCTCGAACCAAGATTGACGGATTCAAAGTCCGCTCTCTTACCATTAGAGGAAGGGGCAACGATTATTTACGATATACAGATATAAAGGAATCTCTATATCCAGGTTTACTATTAATCATTTTAGCAAATATGTCAACCGAAAGTTTTACATTTTCAATGCTCATATCATCAAAAATAATTAATCCATTCTCATTTAATAGATTATAACTTAGAATGGCATCTGAAAGAACATCTTTAATTCCGTGATTACCATCAACATAGATTACATCAAACTTAACACTAGGGTCAGATGCAGCCTGAAGTAGTACTTCTGATACATCGTCACAAGGAATAGTATTCAGTTTAAAGTAATACTTCGAGAAATAAGTATTGTAGTTAAAGATATTCTCAAGATTAAGCTGAGGCCAATAGCCTTCTTTTTGTTCTGTAGTTCCTCTAAATGGTCCTACAACAAAAAGTCTACTGTCATCATGTTCTAATAGTTGATTAGATAGCCAAACAGTAGATCTACCTTCATATCCACCAATAACAAGAACATTAAGTTTTCGCCCATCGGTAAACTCATTTAATATATTAGTCAGACCAGGAATCTGAAGATCAAATGACTTATTAGTATAATGCAATTTTCGTTCTGGTGCAATCTTAGCGCCAGGTCTTACATACTGAAGAAATCGTTCTGTGTTTTCAGCATTCCAAAAACCAGGATTGCCCGTGGTTTCAATGCAAGATGATCGATTACCTACTACAGCTACAACTGGAGGTGGATCGACAGTGAGCATCTTAAGATCAAACATATTTCGCATACCAAGCTGACCATCAAGCGAATCATTGAAGCCATAATGATCAAAACATGCAATAAGATATTGTGCCGTTGCCGGTGTGACTGCATAAGCGTGTGTACCTTCAAACCTATCGGTTTCCACATACACCCATTCAACACCACTAGGAACGTCGTAGTCGCCTTCTAAGTCGATCCTTGGTCCAAGCCATAGGATACTACCATCCTCTGGAGACATGCCGCTAAAGTCGTACTTGACAATCGCATCATGTTCTAGAATAACACCTGGCTCACCAGACTCGACAATCAGCTTCCAAATCTTATAATGACCAGCTGAACAGGAAACAGCGCCATTAATAGTCTTTTCATCATGACTACCACTGGTATAGAAAGGAATGATTGGAATCTTCAGATCTTTATATGAAAGACCTTTATAACCTTCTACCGGAATAGGTTTAAGATTTGGAAAATTCTGACAAGACCTAACACAATCATCTTTATATGATATAGATCGTTCATCATTAATGTATAGGATGTAGGTATTTGTTAGCATTTTCATCTCACTTTATGTCGCCAGATTCTATTATAAAAGTTAAGTTCGGCAAAATCTGCTGGATAGTTCTGGAACTTGACTCGTTCTTCTTTAGGGAGAGAATCAAACCATTCCCAAAATGCTTTTCTAAAGTCTGGTTGATCAAAAACATCCATAAAAATCTCTTAACTTGGTGGACATAACGGGATTCGAACCCGCACACCTGGCGCCATCTGGTTGGTGGTTGCCTAACATGCCCATAAACTGGATGCCCTCCAAGGACTCGAACCTTGAACCTTCTGAGTCAGAGTCAGACGTGCTACCATTGCACCAGAGGGCAGTAAATTATTTTATATAGAAGCCTTTACGCTTAAAATCAGGATCATCCACATATGTATATCCCATAGGGATATTCAATTCATCATCTGACCAAACTGGAATAGCAATACTATTTCCATGCCTAAAATCCTGATTAGTTCGAAAGTGAAGCTCAATTACTTTGCCATCAACATATTCAATGTTAATGTAGTCACTTACATCAAATAAGTCAAAAAACTTATGTGGAAACTCTATCTTATCGTCGAGCTTTATCCACTTTTTAAACTTCCACAATGGCGACTCAGAGTCACGTTTACCTTCGACTGCTAGAATCTGATCACCTTTATAATAGTCGACACTGATATGACGACCTTTAAAGACTTCGCACCAAAATGAACCTGGTTCTAAATGATCAGTAGTGTCAGTAAGTTCTACAAACCTAGCACCGATGCCCATACCCAATAAATTCATACAAGGTCTTACTATATATGTTCCTGGTTTCGGAACATTTACACCAGTAGGACCGCATACATAACCCAGATATTTTGATAACAGAAGTTTATCAAAGACCCAAAGTTTATTAGTAGGTATGTTTACCCATGCTTCAGAATCTGATTCATACTTCATTTAACTTAGAAGATCGTCAATCTTACCCTTAACAGTCTTAGCACGACCGATGTGATTAAGCTTGATTTCTCTCTTAGAAGCCAATTCAGCTTCCTTAGTCAAGATCTTTGAGACATTTGCTTCTTCACGAGCAACAAAGTTTTCAAGATCCTTAGTGACTCTTGAAAAAGAATCAAGAATTAGATTAATGGACTTTACACCAAACATTGCCAAAATACGTTCAATCATAATATAATATCCTGTGTTAAAGTAAATGGTAGCCCCGAGCGGTTTCGATCCGCCTTCATCTGCCTGAAAAACAGAGGTCCTAGCCACTAGACGACGGGGCCATAAAAGTGGAGCTTCCGAAGGGAATCGAACCCTCATCTCTAGACTGGCAATCTAGCATAGTTCCCAAACTACGACGGAAGCATTTAATCTATATATAAAAGTTCCCAGTATGCATAAGAAGAATTTTTCATAAAGTCTTTATCTTCTTTTGCATGTTTTTCACATAAAGGGTGTGAACCTGCGAACTGTGTGTGTCGGATGTATACAGCAGGTTCGCCGCAATCATCATATGCATCACCAATGCATTTATCTTTCATAACAAATCCTAGAATGGAGCGCCGGGCCGGATTTGAACCGGCGGCTTTAGAGATTTGCAGTCTCTTGCAATGGGCCACTCTGCCACCGACGCATTAAACTTGGTACCCGAGGGTGGTATCGATCCACCGTTGCAGAGTTATCAGCTCTGTATTCTACCTTTGAATTACACGGGCATTAACTGGGGTGGACGACCGGTAACGCTCCGGCTACTCAGGCTTCACAGGCCCGCATGTATCGATCAACACTTCATCCACCATAAACTGGAGGACCGGGTGGGGTTCGAACCCACGACTTTAGGCTTAAAAGGCCCACACTCTACCTACTGAGTTACCGGTCCGTAATGACTCTCAGTATCGGCTGTAGTCCAAACTTAATTGGACGAATTTATAGTCTAGAAGTTTAGAAAGAAGACTTATCCAATTTGCTTCATATTTAAACTTCTAGACTCTATGCTCCCTAGGCAGGACTCGAACCTGCAACGTCGTGATTAACAGTCACGTGCCCGTACCAGTCGGGCCCCTAGGGAATAAACAAACATATAAGTTTTCTTGGTAGTTGTAATCCTACACTTATATATTCATTTTAGAAATGGTACCCGGTGACGGGATTGAACCGCCGACCTTCTCCGTGTAAAGGAGTTGCTTCTACCGCTGAGCTAACCGGGCATTAAACTTTAATAAAACTTCCAACCAGAGATAGGTGAATACACACCGACAAGAGATCCGTCACACAGAATATGTGATTCAAAACCACTTGCTTCCGCGGCCTGGGCTGCTTCATGTGATGCATTACCAGAATAAATCGTATTACCAAAATTGATCAAGATCGTCTGATAGATGTTAAACATGTCAATCTCCATTCGGTATAATTTAGTCTATACCAAGCGAGGAAATTTGTCAACCAAAAGTATTTTCCATCTTAGTGGCATAATGAATTGGCCTTTCATATCGGCCAGTTTCATCACGGTAGACGCTAATCCACTTACCATTAGATGCAAATTGAACCGTCTGATTGTAGGAGATATTGATACCCATGGGCCAAAACTCAACCAAACCTTCGGCTTCAAGAGCATCATTGAGAGTTTTGAACCAGTTTTGCATGGTAATCTCCATTCCGTATATTTTAGTCTAAACCAATCAAGGAAATTTGTCAATCAAAACATACGGAATGGAAATTTTAATGTAGGTGTCTCACCGCATGGTCAGCTGCGTGGGTAGCAGCGAATGATGCTGGTTTGATCTTAGCATCAAGACCGAGAGAACCCTTAACCCAACCCAATGCTTCCTTGACGGCAACATTAGACTTGTGCTTTGGGTTTGGATTGATGTCGAGATGTACTTCCATATGACGGTTTCCAATGACATCAATAATCTCAGTAGCGGCAGAAACGGCAAGTTGAACTTCCATTAGAAGTCTCTGCTTCAAGTTACCATAGTCTGGCATATCGATAGATTCGTGAAATAGCCTACAGCCTTTCTGTGAATCCATGTGAACAATAATCACAGTGGAGTACTTAGCATACCACTGACCGTTCTTTTTATGGCGAATAGAATCGCAGCCGATATACACAGATGACTGTGGGCTTGATTCTAGAATTGCCTTTTTTGCCTCTTCATACATGATACATCCTATCGGTTAATTTATCCAGCCACCGTGACTGAATCTGGCATCCTCTGTAGGAGTTGAACCCACGCTAACTGGGTTGGAACCAGTCGTGCTACCGTAACACTTAGAGGATATAAAGACGTGTTTTTACAGAAAGTCCGTCATAAAACTGCCAACCCACGTACGATACCCAAGCAGCTTGGATGCATGCTATCTATTGTCCGGTTGGCCGACCCTTCGATCCTTAATCATTAAAGACCTTAACCTTGAGATCCATAAACCCAGAAAAGTTATAACAGATCAGTTCATTATCTGCATCAAATTCGGGGGAAGTTTCAATAAAAAGAATCTTGTTTCCTGTCTTTTCAGACACCATGTAGAAACCAATATCGCAGGCATCATCATAGATGCGGCCGGGAGAAAAGCGAAGATTACTTACTTCAGTCACAAAAGTTCGTGTTTCAGAATTGTAAGTGAAATCCTTCGTGGAAACTTCAGGAATAAACTTCATCTTAGCCATGTCGATCTCCATTCCTTATAGTTTAGACTACCATAGGCTTGGAAAAATGTCAACGATAAAAATTGGTCTCGGTGGAGAGATTCGAACTCCCGATCTCCTGGTCCCAAACCAGGCGGATTAAACCAGACTTTCCTACACCGAGAAGATTTGAGCCAATCTAGACTCAATATGGAACCGCAGACAGGATTCGAACCTGCATCTTACTTCCAGTTACCTTTGGCTCCGTTCGTAGCGGAGAGGGATACTGCGGCATAAACTTAATAGTATTTTCGTTTCTGTTCTTGACAATACCACATGGCATATTTATATAGATCAAGGTCAGATTCGGATATATTTTTATCTAAAGACTTATCCACAAATAGACGCAAATACTTACTAGCTTCTTTTGTCCAGTATTCGTATTGCCTCAATTTAAAATCATCACTCATAAGTCTCTTCAAAAATTTGGTGGTCCCGGAGGGACTCGAACCCCCAACCGTTCGGTAATCTGCCGATCATGAGGTATAAGCTCACCGCTCTACCATTGAGCTACAGGACCAAATTTTTTACATATTCATAAAATGAGTATCAATAGCTCTTGAAGTCTTTTTAATATGACTTAAAACTGCTTTATGCTCATCTGGAGTATGTTCACCACTAATTAGTTTATCCTTACGTGAAGGACCTTCTTCATAGAAATCTGGTGTTGTTGACCACTTAAACTTCTTACCATTAATAGTACCAGAATGAGTCATAGCTTCAGTTCTATTATTTTGTTTAAACTGTGACTTTATTTTATGTCCACCCTTTGTTATTTCTTGATGGCTAGTATGACCACCGCCATTTTCGTCAATTTTTGAAAAGTCGTGTGTAATTCCGACTTTTGGTGTAGTGGACTCAAAAATAAAAGTTGATAGATTTTTCATATTAGATTCCTTTGTTAAATGGTATTTATATCTTAATGATGGCCCAGCGCAATTTTCGTATGCCATTCACCACCAATCTTACGTTGGTAGAAATGATGCTTAAGTTCTGGGTGTCTTTGAACTTCTGGATCGGTATGTGGTGCTGATCTAATCTCATCATCAGGTAAGTGTTTACGAACTTGCTCATGAGTCAAAGCGTGTTTAGATACATCACCGAGAACTTTTTTGTGAAAGTTAAGAGAAGGACCCGAGGTTTCAACAAACGCACGTTTTGAAGTCAGATCATTCTTAACAATATGTTTAAGACCTTTCTTACCTTCAGAACTATTATCAGTCGCTACTGCAACTCGTTTTGTTTTACCGTTCTTAACTTTGTAAAGACCAACCGCTCTTACTTTACCAGTATGATCTTTATGGAGTTTCCAGACTGGAATGTTCTTGACCATATCATGATGATCTTTAAAACCAGATCCGTGGATTCCACCAATTGACTTATAAGCATGTTGGACCATATTGAATACATGTTCGGCATGCTTATGCTTTTCTTCTTCATGTTCTGGATGAAGAATCGAAAATGCCTCAGTAAAGAAAGTTTTGAATGTAAACATTAAGTGTGTTCCGGAATGTTTCCAATCATACTTTGAACCATCTTAAGAACTGGGGTCAAATCAGTAAGCCTGTGACCTTCACCTTCAAGCATAATAGGATTGTTATAATGAGTCTTTACATGTTCCAACGGAACAATATCATCCTGATCACCGGCAAAAGCTACCATGTGATGTCGAGCATGATTTTGAATCCATTTTTGCATGACATCATATTTATCATAATGAGATTCTGGCAAATTGTATTTGCGGAAGTTGGTCGCAGGACACAAAGACGGATTTACAAGAACCGTCTTGAAACCATAGACACAACCAAGATAATCAGCCCAAAAACCACCAGCACTCGAGCCAACCACAATTACATCATTGTAGGTAGCGAGTTGTTTGGCAAGTTCGTCGACCTGAGCTTTGATAAAGTCAGGATCCTGAGAATGATCAAACTGAGGACAGATAAAGTCTTCAGTGGGAAATGCATTCTTGAGTTCCTGAGCAGTGTTGCTATCAGGTCCGCTACCATAGCCGTGGATATAAACAATTACGCTCTTCATATTATTGTTCTACCATATGTGAGAAATAATGTAAACCTAAAATGCAGCACTCACGTATTGTGCGGCGATGTATGGAACTGCGACAGCGACAAAGCGCATTGTATCCACATCAGATTGGAGGCGCAGGGGAGAGTCGAACTCCCAACTCTAGGTTATGAGCCTAGTATGATACCGTTTCAGAACACCGCGCAACTTGGAGCTTTGTACGGGAATCGAACCCGTGACCTCTGGTTGGAAGCCAGATACGTTACCTCTACGCCAACAAAGCAATTTCTTATAAATAAAACTAAAAAGGAAAGAATATGCTAAAAACATTCAATGACAAGTTTGCCGTTCTTCTTACGAATGTAGTTGGAACAATGTGGTGTGCATATGCCTTTGCACTTTTAGCACTAATCAGTCTACCAGATGCATTACATGGAGGTACTGCCACTACAATCTCATGGATTGCACAAACATTCCTTCAACTTGTATTGCTTTCTGTTATTATGGTCGGTCAAGATGTTCAAAGCCGTAAGACAGAACTAAGAGCATCACAAGATCATGAAACACTTATGAAAGAGTTTGAAGAACTTAAGCAAATTCATGCCGATCTACATTCTCTACTTGAAAGTAAAGCTAAATGAAAACCATTCTTTATGCAATAGGCCTTTTACTTAGTAGTACTACTGCATCAGCACAAGAACAAATAAGTGCAGATAGACCAGGAGTTGGATCAGACGCCGAGGTTGTTCCAGTATATACATTGCAACCCGAAATGGGAACTGATACCAAAGAAATAAGATTTGGTATCTTTAAGAATACAGAACTTGACAAAGACGATACCTCTTGGGGTATCAAGCATTCAATTACACATTCAGATAAACTTAAAGTGTCTCTTAAACTGTCTTATGATAAAGATCTAGGACTTGTAGCAGAAGTTCCAACACAAATAGCACTGAATAATCTATTTTATCTTGGTACTGATGTCATCATTTCAAAACATCAGCAAACATATGTTGGTGAATTTAACATCACACCAACAGATAGATTAACTATCACTCAGTCACTATATTATGACACTAAACCAAGATATGGAATCTTTATTGCATGGATTCCACCAAAGCACAACAATGTGCAATTTGATCTTGGTTTAGATCAAAAGAAATTTATAATCGGCATAAGTACTGCAATAGACTTTCACCGACATTAATTATTGTGAAAGTCGTTTTGCTTTAGCTTCTGCAGCAACAACCTTTAGTGTGGCTTTAAGATCAGAACTGTTTCGGACTCTAGCAGAGTCTTCACGTACGTCTGGATTATAGTCTTTAAAGTTATCACCGTGACCAACTAAAAGATGGCAATCTAAGTCCATACACAACGTAATAAGATTAGAAGGATCTAATTCTAATTCTGGATGTAAATGGAATGGTTTACAATGATGGACTTGAAGTCTCTTTTGTGAACCACAACATGCACAAGAAGGATTACTTGCTTTATATGCATGCTCAACCTTTGACCATGCTGGACTTCTTTTATGTGCTCTCTTAAGTTTATCAACATGGTGTCTTACTAGACGAATTGCATGTAATAGCATTATATTCTCCCCGCAAATAGTTTTTATTACTATTTATAAGGAGAACAAATTTTGGTGGGTGTGGTAGGAGTCGAACCTACATTGTTTACCACATGGGACCGGATTTACAGTCCGGAGCAGAACACGCCATATCTGCAACACACCCATTATTCTATACACCTTATCGGTTCAGCCCATTGATCAATGAGGTAAGCAATCCGATATTAACCAGCGTTCCCCTCTGTTAGTCTGGTCCAGGTCTCTCCGACGTATCTAGAAAGTCGGATAATTTGGTACCCGTGGGGAGACTTGAACTCCCAGACACTTGATTCTAAATCAAGCCGCTTTGCCATTTGCGTACACGGGCATGGTGGGGATAGAGGGACTCGAACCCCCACGTCTCTCAACAACAGATTCTAAGTCTGCCGCGGCTACCAATTACGCCATATCCCCATAAACTTTGGTGGATCCCCGAGGAATCGAACCCCGACCTCCCGCTCTTCAGGCGGGCGCGCACACCAGCTACGCCAGAGATCCATGGTGGAGACGGAGGGAATCGAACCCTCAAGTGCGCCTTGCAAAGGCGCCAGTTTCCCGTTAGCTTACGTCCCCAAAAATTACTGCCTACCACTTATTTACCATTACGTATGTTTTTGGCTTAGCCAACGCTCGGACACAAGCGCACCCACATGGGATTTTAAATCCGTTATAGTAGGATTGGCACTGTCTAGCATTACGGTAGCAGACGGCACCGGATAGTTATTAAGGATGAACTATCGCTAAACCTAACAACGATTTAACGTCTTGGTTGTCATTGACGGGTAAAACTGGTGCCGGATGTGGGGTTTGAACTCACGACCTACCGCTTAAATGGTGCTGAGAGTGGGACTCGAACCCACGATGTGGAATACTGCGTTACAAAGGCAGTGGAATCGCCGCTATCCGACCTCAGCATTAATCAGTTCTTTAATGGTATTCCAATCTAGTTGTTTCTTATTAAGAATCAAAATCTTAATATTGTTTTGTTTTTTAACTAGATTTATTTTTTCTTGGTCTGAAAATCCTAAACTTGGATTTGGATTATTTATTAGATAATCATTTTTAGGGTCAAGATAAACATTATATTCTTCAAGATAAAAGTCTGGAGTATAAGTTCTTTTCTTCCCTTCAGGGTCGATATAATTAATTCTTTTACAAGTATCCCATTTAACTTTATTTTCATCTAAACTTTTAGCTACAGAAAGCTCATAAGAACTACCTAAAATTTTACCTTTATATTCAATCCATCTTGATTGAGTAACCCCGCCGAGACCTCTTTCTTTAGCTAATCTACTTAATTTTTCCAAAGCTTCTGGAGATTTTGGCGCAGGTTTAACCCCTGGTTTACCTTTTTGAGGACTTTCGGGTACTGGTAATCCTAACTTTTTTGCTTTTGTATATTGATTATCTTTGCCTTTCTTTCCAAGCATCCCTGGAGTATAATTACGATTTAAATTCTTAGGGCAAAGTCTTTCATGATTTAACCATGAGTTCTTATTTTTACGTTCAGAATTGCAAAACTTGCAAATAAATAGTTCCATGCTGGAAACTCCTGTTTGTATTCTAGAATGGTTGGGGACGGCAATCCCGTGAACCATAATATTTATACAAACCAGAAATTTTAGAAAGGCGGTTGCTCTACCACTGAGCTAATCCGGCAAGACTGTTTAGATGAATGCACTAGATCGAACGATCCTTCCAACCACTGTCGTTCACCCTTTGGGTAGGGTAATGCACTCATCAAAAAAGTCCGTAACCTTCGTACTGGATTCGAACCAGTATTTGCTTTCCGGAGCAGGAAGCCGTCCTATCCATTAGACGAACGAAGCAAGAGATATTTAATAAGAAAATCGGTTAATTACTCCGCATCTTATGCCTCTTGAGACTGATACGCCGGGTAATTACTCCATTGTATCAAATAACTGGAACGTTTGTTTTGGACAGGATTTGAACCTGCTACAGTCTGAGTTGAAGTCAGATGCTCTACCAATGAGCTACCAATAAGGTTGTTTGCTGAACCGTTCCTAAACTTGTAAGGGCGCGAATAACTTTTGGGTATCCATCGTTTAATAAGCGGGATTCCTTCCACTTACCCTAATTCTACAGGATCCGCTTTGGCTTTTTTAACATAAAAAGTTTGTTGAGTTGCGGTAAGGATCCTAAAACTGAATTCTACAGAGTTGTTTTTGTCCGCTAAGACATCCATTGTTTAAGCGTAAAGGTTTGCTGTAACAACTCTAAAATTATGTCCACCACCATGCTTATTCGATATATCAAGGAGTCGAACCTTGACGAAGACCGTCTATATACCCTGGGAATCGAACCCAGCGGAAACTGGCGGCCTGTAGGGGTTTCGATCCCCTTGCCTCTGCATGGACAGTGCAGTGCTCTCCCGATTGAGCTAACAGGCCATTAAAATAAACGAGGAACGTCCGGACTTGCACCGAATCAACCCTACTGCAATAGGTGTCTATATGTTGCAGCACATAGGCTGTTGAGACCTCTGCCGTTCCTCTACCTCTGCCGTCTTACGGTGTACTGCACCCGCGGAGTAAACTGTGTATATCTTCATCTGACATTTCATCTAGATCAGTAGGAGATTGAAAACCTTGTTTCACGATATTAACAAGCTTTCGGCCTGCCTCATCGTTATCACCAATCGCCACCAGATTCCATGTCTGACGTAAAATTTTAAACCAAGGTCGCAGTCGTTTTGGTGTAGAAGTCAAAACAGCAATAGCATTGTAACCTAGTCGGTGCAATACTGCCGCCTTAAACACACCTTCGACTATATAAATTGTCCTGTCGGTAGGATCAAGAACATCTAGACCAAACACACCGTCAGTTTCTTTAGGTAGATACGTATAATATCTACCAGACTTAGGATCATTCTTTTTCTGTTTTGATGGTTGCATAAAATTATATTTTTGATAACCAACAAGCTGACCAGTGCCATTAAACAAGAAGAAAGTAATGATACCTTCATCAGGATCGTAAGCGATTGGATATTTTGTAATATCCATACCTCGTTCGATTAGATGTTTTTGTAATGTTTCCATTTTTCAACTCTATACCAAGTGAGAATAAATGTCAACAAAAATGAATTAGGAGCCTATCTAAATGATATTATGTACTCGGCTGTGGGTGATTAGTCCACGATATCTAAACCATCACAGTTTAGCCACCGATTGCTACTAACTCCTAATATCTGGCGCGCCTACGAGGACTCGAACCCCGACCGCAGGTTTAGAAGACCCGAACTCTATCCAGTTGAGCTATAGGCGCAAATTTTACAGGTTCCGCTTGGTTGTTATAAGCAAAACAATTGATGCTGAAAGGAACCTTAAACTGGTGTATAGTGCCGGAATCGAACCGACCCATTGCAAAACCATTATCGCACTGTATTATTAACCAGTACTGTGGATTTATCTGCTTCCCTCACCAGAGGATTTCACTATACATAAACTGGTCTGGGTGGGAGGTAACGCTCCCCCGATCCGATGGCTCCAAACCGCCGTTTAGCACTTGCTATCTCACCCAGATAAACTAGAGATGAATATGTTTCCACACCCATCAGTTGCCATTACTGTACATCCGAGCTTATGGCAACATTAAAACTTCTTAGAAGAAGGCTGAACCTGCGTTTTTACCATCTTAGGTCAGCCTAAGATCAGTCTTCTTCTAAAAAGTCTTAAGTAGGACTCATGGTAAACCCGAAAGCTAACCATGAGTCCTCTTAATCTCTATTCAACGATGTCAAAGAAGGGTTTGTTTCCATTCCCTATATTCTTAGTCTAACATATCCGAAGAAAAATGTCAACACCAAAAATAAATTTGTTTGGAAAGTTTTTCGGCCCGAGGGTGAATCTGCATTCCATATATTCTTAGACTATACCAATCCACATAAAATGTCAACCGATAATGTCAGTTAGTAAACTATATATACAAGAAAACTTGGTTGAAACAAAATTACACAAAAATATTTTTAAATTTTTGCATTTTCCCGAACTTCGTCAAAGGTGTATTCCTTGACGATCTTTCCGTTCTCAAACACAGTTTCAAGAATATCCGTGACATCACTATAACCTTCGTCATGTTCTGTAACAGTGTGATAAGATACTTGATCCGATTCAGGGCAAATTACATTATTACCTGGACCCATAGTAGCATATCGTACATTGTACTTCTTCAGCTTGAGACGGCCCTTCTTGCTCTGCTTACCCTTGTCAGTAATAGGGTCCTTGAATACATCGACCCAGGTACCATCAACAAGAGCGGCCGAACACTTCATGGCAAACTTCTGGTCATCACGGTTAACAATCTGAAGCAGAGCACCACCCTGACCGAAGACCAGGTTGTCAGCACTAAAACCCTTCTTAATGGCCCAGTGCAGGATTTCCTTGATCGAGTCAATCGTGATACCGTCACCCTGAAGAACACGAACGTTGTTCAGAACCTTGTATCCCTTTTCATTGACGGTGCTACCGAAGTACTGATCGAGAATAATCAGACAACGAAGAACGACTTCCGCCGGATCACCACTGTCAGGACGAACGACCAGAGTAGCACCCGAGTCGATGATGTCCTGCTTGAGTTCAGTACCCCAGAGCTTACAGGCATTGAAGATATCATAGCTGTCAGATACCGCCGAGACGATTCCGCCTGGTTTACCATTCTTCTTGACCATGTTGCGATAAGAGGCAACCTCGTTCTCACGACCCCAGCTGGTTACAGTGCTGTGTTCCATAGCAGGAACGCTGAAACCAGCCATATCAGCATTGTAATACCGACGAGCAAAAACAAGAGCTTCCACAGTGTCGGTTCCCATGAAATTAACCAGGTGAGCCGCGCCCCCGATACCAGCAGACTCAAGAGAACTAACACCACGAGCGCCAAAGTCATGAAGCTTAAAAGCGATATCTTCAGAAGTACCAGTACGCTCAAGAGCATCAAGAATTACCTTCTTAATTTCACGGCTGTTAGTAGCCACAGTTGTAGGATACCAGACCGAACGAAGAAGAGCAGTCTCGAGGAACGAAGTCAACCAGTAGCACTTTGGATCTGTATTGATAATCGAAGTGAGAATGTTCTTGACGGGAACCACAGTACCTTCAGGAACTGCATTGATCTTCACTGGCAAGTAACCGTTGTGTTCACGGAGGATATATTCCCACCCTTCACGATTGAAGGGCTCACCATGAGCAGTGATGATAGCTTCAGCCTCATCAATCATATCCATTGTGACGGGATCAGTCAGGTATTCCTTGATGAACGCCTGGAGACCGAAGAATACAGTCTCGTCGAACTTACCACCACGGCTTTCAATGTAGCTGTAGATGTACTCGGTACCTTCTGGGTACTGATTCCATTGCGAAAATTTATATGAATCACTATTTAAAATGGGATTATAATTGATCATTTTAAGCTCCTTAAAATTTAGATGCGTTGGTGTCTATCACCTTGCCGTTAATTTTAGTCTATACCAATCTTATAAAAATGTCAACCAAATTCTACCAAAGTTGCAGAACCACCAGTTGATGTAATATTCACCGCAAATGATTCTAGCATCGCTAAGATGCGCTTAGAATCGCCACCAGCAAGGCCCATCCCGATGTATGGGAATCCAAATCGTTTCCCAGGATACACGGCTGCTAGCTTACGTAAGATCAAACCGAAGGATTCATATTCAAAATGATCCACACCACGAGGTAGATAGTTGACCTGCGTGTAGGCGTTTATGATAATGAAAGGAGAAACATCATAAAAGACCGAACCATGTCCGTCTGTATTGTGATTGCTCCACATACCTAACTTACACACCGGTGGCATCTGTCGCATAAAATTGGTATCAGCTGTATATGCTAGTGGATACCGAGCACGAATCTCCTTAGCAATACCAGACCCCATTGTATTCTGACAGTTGCAGCCGTGAACTAAAATGTCAAAATAACCTTGTTCGGCCATATCAATTAGATTACCTTTACGATGGATTAGTGTCATTGTGATTTCTAACTAAATGGCGATCTAAAACTGACATAATATGCCAGTATGCCGCAGTTCTACCGTTTGCATATTCTTCTTCTGGTAGTGCATTTAATGCACTCATGATAACATTGCCAAGTTGGACTGGAAATTTTTGTCCATCAACGCTGATTTCAGACATCACGAACTCTTTCAATATACGGACACCAATCTGGAGTCATACGTGAAGTGTTATAATAAGGAGAGATATTTTTTGGTGGAGTGAATGCATGACAATCTGCATTGGTTCCTGAATCTCGCTCTCCATCTGGATATTCAACCCAGTACTCAGTTTTTAAAAACTCACATTCTTTACAGATATAGTTAACATTGACAATCTTTTTAGGTCCCTGTTGCAATTTAGCGTGCTTCAGCATCACGAACTTCCTTATCCCACTTCTTAAACCTAGTATACTTTTCGGCACATTGTCGAGCAATTCGATTTTTATCTTTATTAGTAAGATTCATATCTACAAAGAAGTTAATAGAAGCTTGAACATCACCGATTTCTTCAATAAACTTTTCACGAAGTTTACCTGACCAGTGATCTTCCGATCCTTCGGAACCAATAAGCTTACCACAGACCTGCTGTAGTTCGCCTAGTTCTTCAATCAGCTTTGAAAGTCCATTCCATTCGTCGGAACCAATACAATATGGCTTAGGCATTCACAATCTCCACAGCATTAGGTGAAAACAACTTGCACCATCCTTTGTCCATGTTGCCACCAGTTTTACTAGTAATAAAATATCCATTAAACACCACAATGTTAGGAACATCTACGTATTCAAATCCGCCGTCCCAGATTTCAGTAGCACGAATCTTCAAAAGACGTTCTTTGCGTTCTTCTGTTTCTTCATCCCAAGGCTTAGGAAGTCCTGTAGATTCATTAGGTTTCTTGGCATATTCGTTATGTCTTTCAATCCATTCTTCAAGAGGCAGAGGACGAAATGTATGGAGCTTCTGCTTATATGTGCCACCGCTGTAGTTTTCAACAGCTTCATAGATCTCGCCTGTCTTCTTACAACGAATTTTCATTACCAACTCCTAATAATTGCCTTACGTCCACAATTTGGACAATCGACCCATTCCTGTCCATCTGCCCCGCCGGTGTAATCTGTGCCGTGATATTCTCTAACTTCATTCAGAGTATATTCAAGAATACTAGCACAGCTTCGGCAGGTGACGCGTTTCACAAATGATTCGTCTTTACCTACAATTTTAACCATCACTTACTCCACGACTTGTGTTCATTAGGACAGATAGTTTCCACTGGACATTCATCACAGCATTGCTCATAATTCGCTGTAAGAATACAGCCCCAAGGCTCAGCTTCATCTTTGCCATCCCAACCTCTCCATGTAGGCCATTCATCAGCGATCTTAGTGCACATCTTCTGAAGTTTATTTCTATTAGGTATGACCCTCATAAGTTCCCTAAGAGCTTCACGGTCCGCTTGAAAAGCGCTCATTTCATCTTCATTAAGAATATACTGCATCTTAAACTCCCAGAATCAGTCGTTCTTCGGGTGTGAGTTTCTTTAGAGCTGTCTCTTTAAGATCCTGTCGTTTATGAAGTTCAAGATCTTTGACAGTATCGTAAACTACAATTCGTTTCTTAGTCTTACAAACATAACGAAATTTTTCAAGCTTGGCGTATTCTTCTGCTGCCGAAAGGCTTAGGAATTTTGCGCATACATAATTAGCACCACTAATTTCAAATCCCGAGTCATACATCACTTCGTAGTATTCAACAATAGTAGCCATAGTTACCTCCCATCATCCTCTAGGATTCGGATCTTAAAAATGAGACGAATACGTTCATCGTTCAATTCAGATGTTAGTGTATTCATCTTTAAAATTTCTGATAGACGCTTACGGCATCTTTTTGCTTCCGCTAAATCTGCGGTCATATCATTGCCGTAAGCATCTTTCATAATTAAAGTCCCAAGAAATAATTGATGATCGCAAAATGATCATCAAAGAGCATATCTTCACGAAGATCACCAATAGGAACCCACTTGGCCTTTTCTGCATCATCTGCACCTTTGACCTTCGGAAGCCATGTAGCATCGGCCAACTTGATATGCTGTGCAAAAGTAATCACACGGCCTAGAGTAGAACGATACGGATCATCGAACATATTGGTATCCACAACGGAACCACGAAGAACTGCGTCAGGGACCTTGATACCAGTTTCTTCCTTCAGTTCACGGATTACACCATCGGCAAGCTTTTCAAACTCTTCCAGATGACCACCAGGGAGAGCCCACAGACCCTTACCAGGTTCACTACGGCGCTTGACAAGAAGAATGTGTCCAGACTGTTCTACAACAGCATCCACAGTCATATGCTTGACGGGATATGGTGCCGCTTCCCAGGCCTTCTTGTATACACGAACATGATCAAGTTCACGGCGGAGCTGCTGGTACTCAGGGCTGAATGCGAACTCATTATACATGAAGTTAGCCACATTCATTGGAAGCTGACCGACTGCAACCTCGTGCTTCTTCATATGACCGTCAATGAAACCTTCACGCAGAGCAGTGGCGTGCATAGGTACGGTCATTGGTACATCGACCGAGGCAAACTGTGGGAACATCTTGAGATAGTAGGAGGTATGATCCTTGGCCATACCAATCAGACCCACCTTAGCGTCGTTTAGACCGACAGTACGAAACCCTCCACCGTTGATAACATCAAGTGCAGTTTCTTTCACGACGGTCTGAACCTGATTGATCCAGGCTGGGTCATTGTAAAGCTTGTCATACAGAGGCTTGATAATGAGCTGCCGATCAATTTCACGGTCGTATGTCCCGTCATCAATTGCGGCTTGATTGAGAGCATAGCTATTCCGGATCATGTCACGGCGTTCTTCAAACGTAAAAGGATTACGGACCGAACGAGCCTTACCTGCCGATCCTACGAGAACTAGAACATGCTTTGCTTTGGAGAGTGCGATATCGACGATGCGCTTGTGTTCAACATGAAACGGTTGAAAGCGGCCGATAAAAATTAGTAGATCAAATTCTTTTTCCATGTGCCCAAAACTCCTTTGAGACTATATAGCAGGGGTCTATCCACTGCATAGTTTATATATAAGCGATTTCGGATAAAATGTCAACGAATTTTTGATAAATAAGAAAAACAACAAAAAAGGGACTGCTATGGCTAGAAAAAAACAACCCACAAAGACTAAAGTTCTTTATGCAATCCCATGTAGTCAGGAAGATGAAATCTTCTTTGTTACATTCAACACAAAAAGTGAAAAAGAAGCCTTAGCTTTGGCTTCATGTGTTCAAGGTGCTAAAGGCAAGAGAGCATTAGTAATCATATCTGAAGATGGTGACGTCTATCATTTATGATCCACACCTAGGCTTACCATCTTTATCAAGTCTTGGTGTAACAGTCTTATCATCAAATTCAATATATTCACAACCAGTTTCAGTATCTCTGGCTACTGCAATATTTTCTTTTTGATGATCAGCGTTATTAACAGATTTCCAGTAGATGATCTTACTTTCCGGTACAGTACCACTTCTTTGAGTTTCTTCAGTTGAAGTAGTATCCGAAGTAGTCGTGTCAGATTGTGTTTCAGTGTTCTGGGTAGCTTGTGGAGCACTGGCGGGAGCAGTTTGTTTGCATCCCGCCAGCATTACACCCAACCCGATCACAATAAGACCGAGTTTACGCATCAGTTCACTGAACCTTCATGAAAGGCAGTGGTGACGAACCACCCATGTACTGAGGGAAGTGACCATCCCACTTGTCGATTGCCTTCTGCTGAAGGATCTGAGGGTTGGTACGAAGAGCCTCAGCTTCAATCTGAGTAGCCTTAGCTTCACCTTCAGCCTTAGCGATTCGTGCGCGAGCATCAGCCTCAGCGGTAGCAACGTTTGCCTGAGCAGCAAGTGCCTGTTGTTCGTTGGCAATCTTCTGGTTGATCTGCTTCATGATCGAATCAGGAACACGAACTGGCGAAGCCCAGTAAACCTGTTCAATCACAAGACCACGAGGTTCGAAGAACTTCTGAACGTCAGCCTGAGCCTTAGCGATCAGTTCGGCCTTACGAGCACCATAGATTTCCTCGACAGTCATCTGACTTGCCTCAGTGGTAATGGCATTACGAATTGCAACACGCATTGGACCCGAAACGATTCCGTCCATATCAGTACGATAAGTCTGGAACAGAATAGGAGCCTTAGAAGCATCCACGTGATAGCTAACAGAAACGTCAGCGGTAACAGTCAGACCGTTCTTGTCAGCAAACGAGAATTCTTCATTTGCCTTCTTACCTTCATCAGCCGAACGAGTCCAGGTGTAGGTGTTGGTATACACAGGATATTCATAGATGTTGGTACCTGGCCCGGCGTAGTAATAACCTACACCAAGAGCTTCAGGACGAACACCAGTATCAGAACCCATGTTATTCACACGAATACCGACATGACCTGGTTCAACCTGCGAACAAGCAGCAAGTGAAAGAGCAGCGGCACTAAGCAGAACAATATTACGCATCTTCATTATTAAGTTCCTTCTTTACAACATTATAAATCTTGCTGGCAATTACACCGACAATACCGCAAGCCAGCATGACAATTGCGATAAGTCCCACGTCTGAATGAGAATTAAATAGTTCTGCAAACAGACGAGGAAGACCAAAAAACACTACAAATAGACCAAGCGGAATAGCCGCTCCATACATAAACACTTTCATGATTTCACCTTTACATACGATATTTGATCATAACCATTATGATATTTAGATTCCCAAACAGTCAGAGTCTTTTCTGAAAACTTAATGGTATCTTTATTTTCATTAAAGAACAGTCTGGCCTGAGATGATACATCATAGTCAGTTTCAGCCTGCACTTCAAACTGATCGGAAACAAGCTGCTTGATAAACGTAACCTTGTAAGTCTTAAGTTTCTTCTGTTTCTTGATAAGAGACTTTAGATTATTCTTGGCATCCCGCCCATTAATCACTTTATTAAAAGTCTTTTCGTCAGTACCTGCAAGAGGTCCCCACGATTCAATTGACCTATTTCGAACTTCGACTGTCATGATTTCACCTTATGCACTTCACGTAGGTGTTGCCGATCTTCCATCAGAAGATTAAGAACAATACCAAATTCATCGTAAGCTTCTTGATTCTTACCTTCTTGCATAAGACGGAACTTACCGACTTGAATAAGAGCGAAGCCCTGCTCGAAAAGTTCGTCAATTGTGAGGTTAGAAGTTTCAATCATAAGTTATCCAATCCACGAAGAAGATCCCCACCAGTTATACCGATGGGGATCTAGTATCTTAGGCCGCCTCTGCCATTTCCATAGCAAGTTCAAGAGCCTTGGTCTTGAGGTTCTGATTGGTACCATACCAAGCCGACTGAAGGCGAGTATCAGGTGAACGACCGATGAGATGATCGGTCATATAGGTGACAGTGTTGAATGCCTGCCAGAAGGTACCTTCACCAAGTTCCGCGCCTGGCTGAGTGTCAATGACTTCCATAGCCAGTTTGGTCGACTTCGAGATTTCCTTCTTGGGATCAGCCTTCGAAGAAGCAACCGGGAACACACGAGTGAAGTATTCCACGATGGACTCGTTGGTGAATCGCTTGGTAGAAAGGAATTCAGCCATTTCCTTATATGCATTCAACTTATTCTTGGCAACACCCAGAGTTTCCTTGACCAGTTCAGGGTCAAACTCACGGCGATGGTTCACCTTGACAAGGTTCTTGGACTGAGTCCGAAGAGACAGAGTCAGAGTATTGTTGCACACCACACGGATCGGAGTGAACCGAACGTCGATCGACTGACCGTAAGAGTGAGGATTGGTGAAGTGAAGATAAGCATCAACCTTGTCACGACCACCGAAGAGTTCAAACGATTCCTTGACAGCCGCAAGAGCCCAGACGATCTTGCCGCCCTTAAGACTACCGGCAGTTTCCATGCTCATGTCACCAGCCGCAATGAAGTCATTGAAGAAGGCAAAGGCATCTTCGTTCTGCATGGGCTTCCAGTCATCCGAGATGATATCCAGGATCTTGTTGTCACGGTCACGAATAAGAGCCTGCTTACCGATCTTGACACGCTTGTCATCGATCATGGTAAAGCAAGGCTGAGTGTTCACTCGCCAATCAAGACCTGCAGCTTCGAGCATCTGCTGAGGGGTGAGGTCACCATCAACCTTCACACCCAGACCATGCCAGGGGACTTCATTAGCATAGACCATCGAGGCCTGACCATTTTCGAGAATTTCAAGTTCGTGAGCCATAATAAAAACCTTTCCTTCGTTGTTGATAATTTAGTCTAATCTACTTTCGGAAAAATGTCAACCAATTTAAAAATTAATTTGAAGAATAATCTTTATCAAGAAAACCTTCATCATCAAGCTCGAACCCAGTTTCTTCGTCGGGCTTGAATCCGTGCTTGATCTGTTGGAGCAAGTCCTTTTTGCTCACCTGAACATAAATCACACCTGAGAAATTTGTCAAGCCCGCAAGAATAGGACCCTTGGTCGAGCGGATCTTTTCAATGAGCTTCTTAGCAATCATGTCAATCTCCATTCCCTATAGATTTAGTCTAATCTACTTTCGGAAAAATGTCAATCAATTATGCAGCAAAAAGAATCTTTGCATGTTCTTCCGTGGTCTTGAAAAGCTTACCACCCTTCTCATAGATGTAGGGCATCTTGTACTTCTTGGTGTCATAGCGAACGAGACGAGCACCGTTCTTTTCCATCACCAGACCAAGGGTCTTGACCCGAGCTTCAAGAAGAGAATCCTTAAGAGTCCGAGCGCCCTTGATCTTGGCAGATACCTTGATCTCAACCTCAGCGGCAGCAAACTTCATGCTACCAACAGTAAACTCGAGGTTTGAGTCGATGCCGTACTTAGCAAGAACCGCTTCCATTTCGGTACGAAGAGCAAGAAGATTCTTCCGGTCAAATGCAGCAAACTTAGTCATATCAATTCTCCGAAAAGGTTTCAACAAAATCACACATAAGAATATAGTTAAGAGTATCTTCGTCAATATCGAACTTATTGCAGGTCTGATCTTCTGCATCATCAGAATCCACCAAGCTCAGATAAAATTCAACAATATCCTTTTCCATGTCAATCTCCATTCCTTATAGACCCTTCTACCATTGTTTTGATAAAATGTCAATCAAAACTTTAATGGCAACAAGTAATCCTTGCGATTTTAGTCCAGTTGGGATTATCCTTGCGGCGGATGTCGGCAACCTTCCGAACCATACGGAGCGAGAGTTCACGCATCTTATCCTGGTTATCAAAGATAAAGGCGAGAATATCCGACTGAGCCTTTTCAGACAGACCGTCATTCTTGAGCATACCCTTCGAGATCACATGCTTGATCCGAATGAGATAATCACGCTTGGTCTTCATTGCCAGGTCGATATAGTGCGACCGAGAAATCATAGCACCAAGATGAGGTGCAAGCTTATGGCCCTTGGCAATCATCGCATCAAAGTCGAGATTGGTAATGAAGATGATGTTACCATAGAAGTCGAAACCGCGAGGTAGAATATCAGATTCGCCATCAAAGAGAGTGCCTTCGGTCATGTAACTGATCCGGCGATGCTTGTTGCTGTCACAAGCGGCCTTAAGAAGAGACAGAGACACTTCATCAAAGAAGATCGAGTCAGCATCATCGAACACGAGAACCTGATTGGCTTCACGGTGCTGATAGAGCAGACGATAGAGCGAGGGAGGACGAATGTAGCCCTTGACAATGGTGTGGTTGAGTTCTTCAGGGTCCCAGTCATTAAGAACTTCTTCAACCGAGAACGACTTACCGAGACCAGCAGGTCCCGAGACAATGAGCGAGGTGACATCACCGCTGGTAGCGGCCTGAGTCATGAGCTCAAGAACTTCAAATCGTTCGGTAATGCGCTGAAAGATTTCAGCATCAGTTTCAACTGCAACCGGAGCTTGAACAACCGGAGCAGCATTCTTCTTAGTGCGAGGTTTACGAAAACCAGAAGCGGGAACACCACGAGGCATATATTGATCTCCATTCCTTATAGTTTAGACTACCACGGACCAGGAAAAATGTCAACCGATTTTAAAAATTAATTGAGTCTATCATTTCGGGATCATTTGTGAAAATGACCTGACCGCCGACATAGCGAGAATAGACGGTACCGAAGCGGACACCTGGCAGATTGAGATAATCCATGGCTTCTTTCAGCGTGTTAAAGTATCGAGTCGAATACAGGCGACCTGTAGGACCTTCACCTTGAACACAAAAAGAATAGTCCACGGATTATCTCCTCAGTTGATAATTTAGTCTAATCTATTTTCGGAAAAATGTCAACCAATTTTTAAAGTCGTTCCTCTACTCGGAAAGCTTCAATCAGATTCTTTACCAATCCACTACGATTGACATACCACACACCTTCGCGCATGATGTAGTCATATCCCTGGAAATCCGCATTCTGAAGATATTCTTTGTAACTGTCATAGCGCCGAGCAGAAACACCAGTCTCTCCGCGGTCTCTAGCATAGAATACGGTTTCGTCAAGGTTCACACCTAGAGAACTCAGATCACCCTGAGCTAGCAGCTCAGCGACGGACTGAGGCGTCTTATAGTGTTCCAAAAGAATAGAACCAACACCAGAGATATAACCATCCCAGTGAGAATAGATTTCCTGAACTGTACCGTCGGCAAATTCAAGAGCGATTGTAGCACGAGTAGCCATATTAAGACCTCACTTCATCTTAGATTCATCGAAAGGATCATACTGAACGATGCCTATGCACTTTTGCATCTTTCCATTCTTGAAGTACTTCACCCAAATATCAAACGAATCTTCACCTTCACCAAAGAGCTTGAAGAGCACAGCAGGATACTTCTTCGAATAACTGCGCATATCCTTTTCGTGATCATACCACTTACACGGTTCACCCCAAAGATAGTTATACCCAGCGAGATCGGAAATCTCTTGCTTAAACGTATCTACGTCATAGAACTTCTGAATAAACACTGAAGCAGGATTTCCGTTTGCATCAACACCCTTCACTTCCTGAAGAATTTCACTGCTTTCAGTATAAAGCGAATAATTAGTTTCATAACCCATAATCTAATTCCTTACCAAAACTTAGTGATAAAATGAAAGGCAATATATCCAATCCCAGCCCAAAATAAAAAAGTAAGAAAAATGCACATAAGCCAAAGTTTAATAAATGTATTCATATTAATCTCCATCTACTAGATGAGCTTCACCACGAGCAAGTTCACGCCGCCGAGCCGCTTGTGCTTTCACAACCTCTTTATGAGTAGGCTTAAACCCACCAGCCCATTCGTAAGGATGAAAAAGAACACCTTTATGCTCAATATATTTTTCCATGTATAATTCCTTATGCAGTGAGCTTATAGCGCTTATCCCAACGACCTGCATAAACATAGGCATACCAACCCACATCAAAGTAGTCTGTCATAGAATCGCTGCGGTCGTGATTGCCGTCATTCATTGCGACCTGAAGTTCACGCATAAACGAGCGTTCTTTACCTTCAAAGCGATCAAGATGATGGAAGCTCATCTGGGCATACCCATCCAGATCATCCTGAGCAAACTTCAGTGGCCCTTCATTCAGAGTGAGTATCAGAGTGCTGTAGTTCCGAACGGACAGAGTACCCTTCATCTTGTACTTCTTGAGGATTTCCTTCACCTTCGGTGCAATCAGTTCCTTGGTTTCCTTCGACACATAAGCCATGGAATATCTCCTCAGTTGATAATTTAGTCTACCATAAAAGAAGAAAAATGTCAACTTATTTTTAAGAAAGATTTTTCAGTAACCAGAATTCTGCCACCGCATGATGGTCAAAATTGCAGTTTCTGCACTGGGCTTACCATCAGTGAATGTTTTCTTAAAGAGATCGTCATTCCCTTCGAAGATCAAACGATTGGTTTTGGGATTCCATACTGCGGCAAAATCAAAAGACCCAGTATCGAACCAATCAACCCAAAGACCATTATCACGCCATTCTGCATAATGAATCATGTCGATCTCCATTCCCTATAGATTAGTCTAATCTACTTTCGGAAAAATGTCAACAAAGTTTTTAGAAAACTTTTCCTATTAAGAATTTTCAGGACCGAACCGAAGGTTCTACCTCTTAGAAGTGCGTCTCTAATCTTATCAGGAATTGGAAACTTTTTATGAGAATTGCGAAAATCAAACCAATTCGTACCACCAACAGCAGGATTTGAACAATATCCTTTATTTTTTAGATATTGAGCAAAGCAACAATTAGAGTTGCTCGTATAGTTGAATTTTTCTTTGGGATTTTTAGTAAGCAACCACTCACGAAAATCTGTAATAAGTTCGTCTTCAGTTTCAGGATAAGTCATATTCAGTCTTTTTTCAGTTTTAGGATAAGTCATATTCTGTCTTTCTATTTTATCGGCGCATCTTTGCATGATCCAACATTTCTTCTTCAGAAATTACTGGAACCGCATTACTCTTATGGAGAGTAGAGATACCCTTCACCAGAGTACCAGTATATTGATTTGGTGTCCTAGCAAAACTCACACCAATGCCAGAACCAGAAGGATACTTTTCACGGTGGTCACTCACTGTGTACTTAGGGAGAGGCGCACTCTTAGTCTTGGTTGACGCCTTGCCTTTCCGATAGGCAATATACTCGTCGATAGTCTTTTCCTTACTACCAATGCGCTTCATTTGCTTATTGTAGTCACGAAACTCTTGAGCGAACTTAGCCGTAATAGTAAGATCTTTAGTCTTACGAGTACGTGTCGAAAGAGTGGTATAAGCAGGACCAAGAAGATGCATTGTCATAGTTTAGTCTTCTACCAAAAGATCATGAATCTGTTGAGCATGCTTACACTTACCACGCATGGAACCTGCAGTACAATTGCAGGAAAGGCCATACTCGGTAAGTTTAATTTTGTATGCTTCACCAGTTCGAGACGAGACTACTCGCCAAACAAAGTCAATCAGATGATGGTTCTTAAAATTGATGTCGGGAAATGTCTGAGTGCGCATTATTCACCATCCGTGAGAACGAACATTGCACCAAGAGCCATCATGACAATGCCGACAGAAAGCTGAATGAACTCACGAAACAAGCTCATGGGTTCACCAGCGACACAATTGACGGCGCGGTGACATGCTTCCCAGTAATCGTCTTGACCGACAGTACCAGCCAGGATAAGAAACCCCGCGAAAAGAAGAAAAGTGCCGAAGGTCTTCATAACAGCTCCTCAGTTGATAATTTAGTCTAATCTACTTTCGGAAAAATGTCAACCGAAATTAGATAAAATGACCGACAATGGCACCGATCACCGTAAACGTGACTGCCTTGATTACAATCGGACCGTAGTGGATGGTAACATGGGCTTTACCAGTCAACCTAGCAAGTCTGCCACCAAGCGCATTATTATGCCGGTCAGCCTTCATCTGAGCGTTGATCATAGAAATCCAAGTCATGATCAGAGAGATACCAAGACCGATAAGAGCACCAATAAGCATATTCATTCTCCATTCCTTATAGATTTAGTCTAATCTACTTTGATAAAAATGTCAATCGCAAAGTCCCTTGAAGCCGAAAAAATCAACTTCAAAAGTCTTTCCGTCAATGATCATCCGATCACCCATCATGCTCGAGCGATGACCGTATTCCTCACCGTTATAGATTTCGAGCGGCATTACCGTGGTGACATGCTTATTCCAGTCGGGATTTTCAATAAGCTCTCCATCAATCTCAAGGACACGCTCACGAGACCAAGAACCTTCGATGTTCTGAGTCAAGCGGTAAGCATATTCGAGTGCCCAATTAACAGCTTCTGCATGATCTTGAGCATTAGAAATTTCACATGTCGCATCAACGGTAGCGACATGATTGAAGCTATTGTCACGGTGG